TCAGAAAGACAAGAAGGATATAAACACATGTGGACGATGGTGCGCGGCGCGATTGATTTGTAAAGATATGACGAACTTACAATTTTACAATGTCGCGACGAAGAGTGGTTATAGTCCCGACGACTGGGTTGCGCTTTTTACCTACGAGATTATCGGCAAATAATATCTTTTAAACATATAGAAATGGCGGTCAATATCATTTATGACGGAACACCAGATATGGACGGCGATCCAGAATATGTCTATTACAATGCGCTTATTTGTAATAACAGAACCGATATCAACCAAGACCTTCCAGACCCCGTTATTAGGTTTCAAGAAACTCGTAGCGTTCCTATAATTAAAGATGCGAGCAAATATGTCTTTTCAATCGTACGAGCAAATCTAAACGGACCCGGTAAGGATTTACCCATTTTTATTCCAGTCATACGAACTGGTGCTGATAACCCAGCACAAAATGTTAATCTAACAACTTACTCCATTACACAGTCACTACAAGCACAATACACTGTGGCTCTAAATACTTATACATCTCCCGTTTTTTTATCCACGCAGCCGATCATTTGGACACCAGAAATTACAACGAGCGTGGACGCTCCAGTTCCGCTGGCATCTACGACGCAAACCGGGCAAGATTTATCAACTAAATACTATTATTGCTTTACTTATAGCCATTGGATTAACTTGGTGAATAACGCATATCAAGCGGCGATTGTAGATCTACAAGCGCAGTTCGCTGCGTGGTGGACAGCCACCGGTATCCCCGGTGCCGTCCCCACTCTTGGTACAGTAGCAAATGTAATGACCTACAACCCTACAACCAACTTATATAGTCTATACGCGTCGAGATACAGTTTTGGCGGAAATAAGGCGACGAGTTTTGGAACGGCTGCGCAAGAAACGTGCCAACTGTGGTTCAATAACAACATGTGGGGGCTGTTTGGTTCCTTCCGGTTTTTGTATCAAAATCTTCCGGGCGAACGCATTTATCTGATTAATGTCGCAAGTGTGTTGGATCAGAATATTTTGAATGTAGCGACGACTGGAAAATCGTATTGGATCACTGTTCAAGATTACGAAACTACAAGCACACTGTGGTCGCCGATTGAGTCCATCGTTTTTACAAGCACGATGCTTCCGCTTGTGTTTGAGCAGACCGGCGACCCGGTACGCTTTGGCGATTCAATCGTAGGTCCGCAATCAACGCAGACCGCTTTTAGTCCGATCGTGACCGATATCGCAGTAACTAACCTAAGCGCCTCCGATTATCGTGGTTTCATTCAGTACATTCCAAGTGCCGAATACCGTCTTTCGGCGTTCCAGCGATCTAGAACGCAAGTGGCTAACATTGATATCCAAGTATTCTGGAAGAACCGGTTGGACGGTGGGCTTAACCCGGTAACGATGTTTAACGGAAGTTCTGTGAGCGTTAAGTGTATGTTCCGCAGAATTGGCGCAGACCGCAAGTAATTAGCAAAAAATATCTTTTACCCTAATATACAATGGCTACCGCTGATATCGCTAAGGAGGCAATCTTTGATCCCCGCGTGGTTCAGCATTCTGCGCGGTATGCTGTCCAGAAGGGCGCACTCAGTTTGACGAATGCGCCGTTCAATGCTATCTCTTCTACTACTTCCCAGCACACTTATCAAATCAACGTGCCAAGTCAGACGGTTTTTTGTGATAGGGCGCTACAGTGGACTTCAACCGTTCGCGTGGGATTTACTGTGACTGTGGCGGGTACAAACTTCCCCGCCGGTAACGCTAACAACCGTAACGTCCCGGTTGCCGTGTATGGTCGCGATTTTGCGCTCCAAGCGTTCCCTCTGAACTCTCTGATCGGAACCACAACTGCGACTATCAACGATACCAGCGTGACCATTAACACGGAGAGTGTGTTTAACGAGTTGCTGCGTCTTACGGACTATAAGAAGAATCGCATTTCTCGCACTTGCCCCACGAAGTTGGATACAATCGCGTCGTACGATAGCGCGCCTAACAGCGTCGTAAGCCCTTTGGCGAGTTTTGAGAACCAGACGGAGTACGCAGAGCAGCCCAACGGTGCTTATTACCGATGGAAGTGGATTGATCCCAACACGGGGGCGGAACTAGGAGCCGGACCCGGCACCTATCAGTTCCCGCCCGGTGGTACGGCAGTGAACTTCGTGAGCGGTATGCCCACGCTGCGCGATGGCGGTGCCGCCCCTCAAGCGAACACTAACGGCGCTTATCCGGTGGCGATTGAGTTCACTTCCACCGAAAAGTTGCTGCTTTCTCCCTTTATTTTTGCGGATGCCGCAGAATGGGAAACGGGTCTGTTTGGCGTGAATAACATACAGATTGTGCTTAACTTGAAGTCTAGCATTCCCCGTTTGCTGCGCAACTGTACCAACGCCTCTGGCGTGGGTGTAACGCGAACTATTTCAAATACCGCATTCGCGAATGTCGGCACTAACGGCGCTTTCCCTCTTGCGCGCATCAATGTCCAGTTTTTGACCCCTTCTCTGGATCTGCCGTTGCCCAGCAAGTCTGTGTGCCAGTATTTGGAGTTCCCCCGTTATCTCCAGTCTTATGCTGCTGGAGCCGTCGCAGCGGGTGCGCTGATTGAAACCCAGTCCAGCCAGAACATTGTGCTTCCACAGATTCCAGATGCCTTGCTGATTTATGTGAAGCCCACAAATAACGTTGATCCTAAACTTGCTGATTTCTATTATCCCATTGAGCGTATTTCAGTGAACTTTGATAACTACGCCGGTCTGCTGTCTTCGCACACCGCAGAGCAGTTGTACGAGATGTCTGTCCATAACGGTCTGGATATGGATTGGAACTCTTGGTCTGGTGCCGCTTCGCGTGTGTCTGGTCTACCAACCGCACCTCAAGCCGGCGCACCGGCGCGAAAGGATCTTCAAGCCGTGGGTGGTTTCTTGGTACTGAAGCCCGGTCAAGACATTACTCTTTCTGCTGGACAAGCGCCCGGTCTGATCGGCAACTTTACGCTACAGTTTAACTACCAGTGGCGCAATACCAGCGATGCCGCACTCGTACCCGGTCCCGGTGGAACCGATGGAGTAACACTAACGGTTGTAGCGGTGAACAGTGGTTTCTTTGAGACTCTGGCTGGTTCCAGCCGTATCGTAAAGGGTGTGCTGTCTGAGGCGGATATTCTGTCTGCTGAACCCGCGCCCGAAATGACCCATACTGGTCTGGAGCGCTTGGTGGGTCACGGTTTTATGGATAAACTGGGTTCTATGCTTTCTAAAGCCAAGTCCATTTATTCGGCGGCGCAGCCCGTGCTGTCGGCGGTGAAGGGCGCGCTGCCCGAAGAGGGCAAGATGGGCGCGGTGCGATCCGCAATGGGGGCGGTGGGTCTTGGGCGTGGCGGTCCGGCGGGCGGTGCTGGTGGACCCGCGGGTGGTCGTAAATCGCTGACGGCTCGGTTGATGTAAAATTATGTAGTAGGTTGTATGTTGTAGGTTGGTATTAGGTTAGTATATATAAAAATCACCTTCCTTCCTTCCGCGACGCAGATCGCATTTTTATACGCACGGAGCCACAACGCAACCTACAACCGGCAACCGGCTACAAAAAAAAAATAAAAACATAGAATGGAGCGGCGTAGAATAAATAATTAGCGCGCCCCGGCACATGTGTGCTGTTCGTACCGACATATAAAATATGTGGATACAAATAGAAATGTCGTTTATACCCGGTGAAAGCGGCGGCGCTAATGCGCCGTCAATAGCAAGCGTTAATGGAAGTGGTATAACCGTATCTGTCACAAGTGGCGGCGTAGATAACTTAGCAACCGCTTTAGTTGCTGGTGGCGGTATAGCAATAACACCAAGTCCTATTGATAAATCAATCAGTATCGCCGCTGTAGGACCTTCTGGTATTTCATCAATTACAAGTCCGTTAGGAAGTGGCATTCAAGCAGTGGAAGCGCCGGCTGGAACTGTAACACTAACCGGTCAATATATTGCTGGAAGTAATATTCAAATGGTTCCAAGTGGTGTAAATCAAACTGTTGTTGTAAATAACACACAGACATCTTCTGCTGGTATTGGATCTGGTATTCAAATAACAACCGTTGGTACTAATTCGGCGATATCTACACAATTACAAGGTGCGCCCGGTATATCAATCACACCGTCTACGACTACAAATGCGGTCACCATAGCAAATACTGGTGTGACCCAAGCGATTGCTGGTAGCGGTATTGGAGTAAGCGCAGCGAGTGGAAATGTGACATTCACTAATACCGGCGTACGAACAGTTACTGGTGGGGCGGGCATCCAAGTAGTACCGCCAGCGCCGTCGAGCGGTGATGTAACGATAAATAACATCGGTGTAATTTCTGCCATCGCCGGTGCCGGTATCGCAGTTAGTAGTCCAACCGGAACAGTACAAATTACAAACAGTGGACTTTTAGGACTAACCGCAGCAAATGCTGGAAGCGGTATAACAATCGGCGGGACACCAACAAATCCTACTATTTCAGCAACTGGCGATGCCGGTGTAACTCAGATTATTGCGGGTGGTGGTATTTCTTTAAATCCCCCAAGTCCAGCAAGTGGCGCGGTGACTATAACAAATAGCGGTATAACAAACATAATAAGTCCAGCAAGTGGTATTGGAGTTGTAATTGGTGCGGGTGTTGCTGCCATAACAAACACCGGTGTAACAAGTGTCGTATCTGGATCAAATATTAATG